AACCTGACGCCTAACACCTAGAACCTGCGCGGCACGGAGGCCGCGCACCGATGGGCACGAAGAAGCTGGCCGATTTCACGCTGGAACTCGAGTCGCTGCTGCGCGACGATGCGACGCTGCTGCCGCCCGAAGACGTCGAGGCCGCGGTGCTGCGCGCCGCAGACGGCTACTCGCACGACCGCCCGCAGAGCAAGAAGTTCGACTTCGCCGGCGACGGCGCCACGTTCGACATCCCCGCGCCCGCCGACTGGATCACCGGGAAGAGTGGCGTGCTCAGCATCGAGCATCCGGCCGGCGAGCGCGAACCGGTGTACCTCGAAGCGGACGACTGGCTGCTGTACACGCAGGTGGGCGGCGCGCAGGTGATCCGCCTGGTCGCGACCACGCCGGCCGCAGGGCAGAGCGCGCGCGTGGAGTACTCGCTGCCGCACACGCCGCCGGCCGCGGACCAGGCCACCTCGGCGCCCGACAGTGACTTCTACGCGATCTGCTATCTCGCGGCGCACCATTGCTTCCTGACGCTGGCGGCCAAGGCCCGGCAGTCCATCGAACCGAGCTTCAGCGCCGATTCGGTGGACCGCCAGGCGCAGGCCGACGCCTACGAGCGCATGGCCGCGCGCTACCTGAAGCTCTACAAAGCGCAGCTCGGCATGGACCAGGAGTCGCAGCCGGCAGCCGGCGCGGCCATCGTGGACACCGACAGCGAGACGCAGGCCGGCGTCGACTTTCTGACGCACCCGCGGAGGTTGCGATGATCCCCGAGGTCCGCGTGCGCGTGCATGACGAGCAATTGCGCAAAGCCTTCGCGCAGGCGCCGAACCACATGCGCAAGGCCGCCACGATCGCCATCGAGATGGCGATGGGCGAGCTGGTGCGCGACATTGTGCCGCGCGTGCCGGTGGCGCACGGCTTTCTGGCGCAGGCCATTGACAGCGAACTGCGCGGGGAGAGCGTCGAAGGAGTGATCCGCGGAGAGGTGTTCGTGAATCCGCCAGCCGACCGCTACGCGCTGCCAGTGGAGACCGGACGCAAGCCGGGGAAGCGGCCGCCGCTCGACGCGATCCTACTGTGGCTGGACGCTCCGAAGATGAAAGCCGTAGTGCTTTCGCTGGCGCAGGAGATCGCGGAGAAGCGCACGCGGCGCCGCGAGCGGCGCGTCTTCCGCGGCGTGGACGCCGAGGAGCTGGCCGAGACGCCGTTCGCGCTGGAGCCGGCGCCGGCCTATAAGCGCACGCCGGAGGAGCAGGCCAAGCGCGACCTGGCGTTCCTGATCCAGCGCAAGATCGGGAAGGAAGGCACCGAGGGCGCGTGGATGTTCACCGACGCCTTCGCGGAGAACGAGGAGCGCATCACCGCGCTGATTCGCGGGCAGATAGAAGATGCCGCAGCGACGGCGCTGAACCGTCCGGACCTGGTGAGCTGATCAATGGCGTGGCTCGACGACATCATAGTGGAAGTGAAGAACAAGTTGGAAGGCGTGTCGGAGATCGGGCGGGTGCACGACTTCGAGCGGCGCATCTCCAACGAAGCCGAGCTGCGCCAGCACTGCATCGAGCCGGGAGGGCAGCGGGTACGCTTCTGGACCATCTCCTGGTCAGCAGCGGCGGCGGCCGACGAAACCACGCGCGCGGTGGCGCGCCGGCATGAGCTGGTCCTGCGCGGCTACGCCCAGGTGAACGACAGCAACGAGAGCGAGAAGGAGTTCCGCGCGCTGGTGGAGAGCGTGTTCACGGCGTTCCTCAGCGACCGCCGGCTGAACAATCAGGCGCACCGCAGCGGGCCGCTCTCCGTGCGCGCGATCCAGTACCGGCGCTTCGGCGGCGTGCTGGTGCACTACGCGGAATGCGTGCTGCCGGTGGAGCAGTACCCGGTGACCTACTAGCCCTTCGCCCGCTGCAAGCGGGCTCAGGGTAGAAAAGAGGAGCGATGAACCGAGAAGACTTCGTCACGATTCGATTGAGCGAAGCAGGCTGCGCGGCTGCGCGCGGACCACAACGCCCCGGGCCGGAGCGGCGCAAAGCAGCCGCCGCGTTCGAGGGCGCCGACCGCCGCTACAGCGGGCCGCGCGCCGAGCCGTGCGTGCGCGTGGCCGGCGGTGGAAGCGGCGCGGACTCCCGCGGCTACGAATTCGAGTTCGTCCCCGACGAGCTCAAAGATGTGACGCGGCCGGAGTGGCAGAGCATCTTCGAACCGCTGCGCAACGCGCAAGGCCAGCCGCTGTTTGAGATCGTTGAACGCCCGGCCCCTGCGGCCGCGGAGAACCAGGAGGACTAAATGTTCGAAGCGCAACAGCCGTTTCTGGTGCACAACCTGGTGTTCGCGCCGGGCCACAAGCAGGCCACGTTCGGCACACCGCTCACCGTCACGCAGCTCACCTACCGCCCGCCGGTGGACCCGGCCGCGCGCGCCAGCTTCCCGCGCGACTACCACTCGGATATCACGCGCTCCGGCAAAGGCCATCCCTGGCCTACGGTGCGCAACAAGGTGATGGAGGATTCCGCGCTGGCCGTCAACGGCGAGCTCGACGCGCAGCTCGCTGGCATGCTGCTGGCGCTGGTGATGATGAAGGTCACGACCTCCGGCGTGGGGCCGTTCACGCACGACTTCCTGTTCGAGCTGGCGACGCGCATCGCGCCGGTGTCGACGATCTACTGCACCGAGACCGCTGACCTGCTGTATCGCATCCCGGACCTGGCGCTGGCCTCGCTCACCATCAGCGGCGGGCCGGTGGGCCCGCTCACCTACAGCGCGCAATTGATCGGCTCCGGCCGCCGCACTGCCGGCTCGATCACGCTGCCGGCGGTTGCCGCGCCCTCGTACCTCTACGGCAACGACACCGACATTCTGATTGGCGCGCCCGGCGCGGCCGCTTCGATCAAGGAGCGGGTGAAGAGCTGGTCGGTCACGCTGCTTTCCGGAGCGACGCAGCACCGCGGGCCGGGTGGCGCGATGAACTCGAGCTTCTCCAAGATCGGCACGCAGCGCGCCACCGTGCAGCTCGCCGTGGCGGCGAAGGACGTGGATGACATTTTCACGCTGCATCTGAACGACACGCTGCAAGAGCTGCAGATCAACACCAACTCCGGCGCCTCGGCGCAGCTCAAGTTCAAGTTCCCGAACCTGAAGTTCCGCGCGCCGCAGGCCGCGGTGGACGACCTCGATACCGTGTGGAATCTCGAAGCCGGCGAGCAGGACGTGCTCAAAGGCGCGGCGCTCAACCTGGTGGAGCCGCAGGTGATCAACTCGCAAGCGGCGTACCTGGTCGCCGCGTAACGGAGATTGGTGCGGGCCTTGCTTCCCGCGCAGGCAGCCGGCTGGCCTTGCTCCCAGCCATCGCAGTGACGGCGCCCTTGCTCGCGCCGAATTCCAAACGCAAAGGAGTTCTGCGATGCAGCAGCCACTGTTTCCGCTCGATGGCCCGCGGCTGGCCAGCCTGATCGGCCGCACCACGCGCGTACCGCGCACTCACACCTTGCATCCGCCCGCCCGCGCTGACGCCAAAGCCTACTGGCGCGCCGCGCAGTACCGGCAGGGCGACACGCCGGACGGCTGGAACCTGCGCAAGCAACGCGCCGCGCGCGGCCTGTGGCGCGCGCTGATCCAGAAGGTCGAGGGCTACCAGCTTCCCGGCGGCAGCGACGTGATGGTGCGCGAGGACTGGAAGGATGTGGTGCCCGATGGCGACGCGCTGGTGGCCGCCGGATGCCTGCTGACCGTGCAGCTCTCCGCGCAGCCGGCTGAGGAAGTCGAGCCGGGCGTGGACTTCGCCCTGCTTGACGCGCTGATGTTCAGCGGCACGCCCGGCAGCATGATCTGGCGCACCGGGCTGCTGCACCGCCTGCGCCGCATGACCGAGCAGGACCGCCTGGACATGCAGGACGAACTGACACGGGAGATCCCGGTGCAGGGCAGCCGCTCAGGGCAGACGATCGCGCCGCTGCGCGAAGCGGTGCTGGCGAGCTTTTATGACCGCCTGGTGGTCAGCGTCGAGGGCTACGCGGTGGCCGGCCAGCCGCTCGCCGACGTCGAGGAGATCCGCCGCTGGATGGACCCGTTCCACAAAGTGGCGGCGATGGATGCAGCGTCCGCGCCCACCTCAGACGTCGAAATCGCCGAGCCGGAGCGCAGCGCGGAGAAGGGCAAACAGCCGGAGCCGGAGGAGTCGAACGCGTGATTCCCGTGGAGCATGACTACGCGCGCTTGCGCTGCGCCGCCGGCGAGCTGCTCGAGGAGTCGCTGGCGGCGATGCGCGCCGCGGACCTGAAATCCCGCGCGGCCCGCGGCGCGAACATCGAGGAGCTGCTGCGCCGCTTCCGGGTGGAGCGCACGCTGGGCCCCGGCTACTACGCGCGCGCCGCGTACCTCTTCGAGCTCGATCAGGTGTTGGGCGAGGCGCTGTCACTGGAGCTGCGCGCCACGCAACTGCGCGGCGTGCTCGCGATCCGCGCCGCGCGCGAGGGCTTCGAGCGGCGGCATCCGTCGTGCCCGCACTGCGCGCGGCCCCTCGATTCGGCCGGCGCGATCCAGTGCTGGAGCTGCAAGAAGAAGGTGAAGGGATAGATGCAGAAGGTTCTCATCCAGCTCGAAGTGGACGACAAGGGCGCGATCCGCGGCCTGGTGAACACGGACCAGGCCTTCGACCGCTTCCGCCGCAAATCCGAGCAGACCTTCACGGGGATGAACAAGCAGGCGCAGCAGTCGCGCGATGCGATGAACCTGCTGGCCTACACCACCGGCGTCAACCTGCCGAACTCGCTCGACAAGGTGATCGCGAAAACCAAGCTGATCGGCCCGGCGATGGCCAGCGCGTTTACCGTGCTCACCGTGGTCGGCCTCGGCGCCGCGCTGCTGGCCCTCACCCCGAAGATCGCGGAAGCGGCGCAGGCGCTCGGCGGCATGACCGAGGAGATGAAGAAGCAGGCTGCCGCGCAGGTGGAGCTCAACCAGAAGCAGGTCGAGCACGTCGAGAACCTGCGGCAGATGCGGCGCGAGATCGACGCCATCGGCGTCTCCGGACTGCCGCTGCTGCGCAAGCAGTTCTCCGACGCGACCAACGACGCGGTCGCGGCGCAGCTCAAACTCGACCAGGTCAGCCAGAAGCTGATTGATACGCGGCGCAAGGCGCAGGAGACCTTTAATCAGGCGCGCATTGCGCAAGGACTGCGGCCGGTCATGAATCTTGCCGGGGCCGGAAGGAGTCAGGCCGCAATTAGCGCCGAAGGGGAGATTCCTTCGTTGGAGCGCGAGTTTGCTGCCGCGCAGCAGGCGGTCGAGAGGGCCAATGCCGAGTTGGAGAGAGCGCGCGAGCTGCTGCGCGTGGGCATCGGCGAACAGGGCACCTCCGCGGTGAAGAAGATGCGGCAGGCGTGGGCCGATTTAGCCGACCAGGTGCGGCTGGTGCGCGCTGGCACGCGCGAAGTGCTGGGCGAGCCGACGCTGTTGCGGCGCGGTGAATCGGATGAGCGTAGCCGCATCTTCCAGGTCGAGACAGTGGAGCGGCCGACGCTGAAGCGGCCCGGCGAGCGCAGCCAGGCAGAACTCAACCGCGAGCGCGAGATTTTCGAAGAGCGGCGGCGCGCGGCCGCGCAGGTGGCGGAAGAGACGCGGCGCATCGAGGAGCAGGCGGCGCTGGCCAGCCTGCCGCCGTGGCAGCAGACGTATCAGGCGATCGTGCTCAGCGCACAGGCACGCCAGCGTGAAGTTGAGGAGCTGCTGCGCCGGCGTGAAATCAGCGAGGAGGAGCTGCTGCGCCGGCGTGAAATCAGCGAGGCGGAAGCGGCGCGGCGCGTGACCGCGATCTGGCGCGAGGCGCACGCGCGGCAGCGTGAGGCGCTGGTGGGCACGCTCGAAGAGTTCGCCGCCGGGCCGATGGAATTCTTCCAGCGGCGTTGGAAGCGGATGCTGTTCCAGATGATCGCCGACACTATCCTGGCGTCGGGCACGCTGCGTAATATTTTCGGGAGCATCTTCGGTGTGCCGCTGGGCGGCGGGCAGGGCGCAGGAGGCGGCGGCGGAGCGGGCGGCGGGATTCTCGGCGGCATCTTCGGCGGGGGCGGTGGAGTGGGCGGCACGCCGCCGTTCAACCCGAATCCGTTCGCCGGCGGCGGCTTCGGCTTTGGCTTCCAGGATGTGGGCGGCGGCATTCCGGGCTTCGGTGGTTTCAGCGGAATGCTGGGCGGCGTGCCCGGGTTCGGCGGGCTGACTGGCGTCGGCTTGAGCGGTGGGCGTTCGGGCGGCCTCGGCGCAATCGGAGGCGCAGGCTCACCGGGTGCAGGTGGCAGCCTCTCGCGCGGCGGGCAGATGTTTGTAGGCATCGCGGGGCTCCTCGGCGGGCTGCTCTCCGGCAGCGGCAATCGCTTCGTGCGCGCGACGGGGCGCGGGCTTTCCGGCGCAGCGATCGGCGCGACCATCGGGTCGGTGATTCCGGGGATTGGGACCGTGATCGGCGCGGCCATCGGAGCGATTGTCGGCTTCATCTCCGGGCTGTTCGGCGGCGGGATGGGCGCGAAGCGCGACAAATTCCTGCGCAACGAATTCCAGCCCGCGGTGGACCGGGTGGTGAAGGCTTACGAGTTGCACCAGATGGACTACCTCGGCGCGATCTCGCAGCTCCAGTCGCTGGAAGAGCAGGGGGTGCAGCAACTGAAGCAGCTCAAGGGCGACGGGCATCGCGCGCGCGATATCGTGCGCGCGGCGATCCAGAAGATTGACGGCATCGAGGCCGAGCGGCAGCGGCGGCTGGCGCTGACCTTCAACGCCCCGCAGTTCCACCAGGGCGGCGCCGTCACGCAGCAGCACGCGATGGCCAGCGTGGTCCCGTTCGCGGGCAGTAGACGGAGCGCGGGGCGTGCGATTCCCAGCTTCCACGAAGGCGGCGATGTGCTCGCGCGGTTGAAGCTGGGTGAAGGCGTGCTCACGCCGCGAGGGATGCGCGGGGTCGGCGGACCGGCCGGCCTCGATGCGCTGAACCGTGGCGTGGTCGGCGGAGGAGGCGGCGGCGTAGTGGTGAACATTTACCCGCAGCGGCTGGACCGCGATTGGCTCCAGAACGGCGGGGCGGAGGAGATCGCGCGAGAGATCGAGCGCGCACGGATGCGGGGTGCAGCGTGAGCGAAGCCGATGTTCTGAACCCCACGCAGGACTCACTGCTCTCGCCCGACTACGGCTTCCGGCTGGACCGCCAGCGCGACGGGATGCACATCCTGGAAATGGATGGCGGGGATCAGTTCGTGCGCCGCGAGCGCTTTCCCGGACGCATCTACGAGCTGGCCTGGGGCGCGCGCCACGGCATCCCGAAGGTCACGATGCACGCGCTGCGGCAATGGGAAGCGCAGTACGAGCGCGATTTTTTCACCTTCTGGGATTACGAGGACGGCCGCGGCTTCAGCGGCCGCTTCGTGGGACCGTTGCTCTACGTGCCGGAGGATAACGACCACTGGGTTGTGACCGGGCGGTTCATCGAGCTGGTAGGCAAGGCGATGAACACCTACCCCGGCGATTGGGCGCGCGACGCCAACTTCATAGAGGAGCGCGACAGCTCGGGCACCGACCTGGTGGTGTTGGAGCCATCCACCGGCTGGAACTTCGACGCAGCGAAATCGTATCTGCATCCCTTCCCGGGAAGCGCGTACTACTCCGACACAGCCAACGCGACCGCACGCTGGCACTACTTCGGCTACGGCTTCCGCTGGTGGAGCATCAAGGACTTCAACCTAGGCATCGCGGAGATCACATGCACGCGGCTGCGCGACGGCGTGGTCGTCGCTGGGCCCACGAACGTGGATCTCTACAACGCCACGCTGCAAAACAGCGCCGCGCTGCTGACGGTGACCAACCTGCCGCTGGACCGTTACGAGGTGAAAGCGAGGCGCACCGGCACGAAGAACGCCGCGTCGGCGGGCACGACTTGCTACTTGGCCGACACCATCGAGGTGATGCGGTGAGGGTAGTCGATCCAGTGCTGGAGCCGCTGCTGGCCAAGCGCGAGTCGCCTCTGACGCGGGTGCATCTGCTGGACCTGGAATTCGGCGACGGCACACGCCTCTACGTGGCGAACGTCGGCGGCGTCTATCCCGCGATCCTCGGAGGCGGCACGCAGACTTACAAGCCCTGGCTGGCGGCGCCGCCGGCGCTGCGTCAGTCGCGCTCACTGCGCGCCGATGGCGGCAGCTTCGCGATCCAGCGGCTCAGTGGAAATACGGTGGACCGCGACGCGGACTTCTACTTCGAGCAGCACGAGGCGGAAGGCGCTCTGGCGGTCTATCGCGATTACTATCTGCCGCACGGCATCGTGGGGCGGCGCTTCGATGGCGAGGTCACGCGCATCGCCGCGGCGGGATCGGTGTGGCGCGGCGAGCTGCTCCAACTCCTGCGGCCGGCTGCGCTCAAGGTGCGCGAAAGGCTCTACGAGCGGCAGTGCCAGTGGGAGTTCGGCTCGGGCGCGTGCGGCTACCGCCGCGGCCAGGTGCTGGTGCCGCTGTTCACCGCGGACGTCTTCAGCTCGACCACCATCGGGAAGTCTGGCGGCGGCGGGCTGGGCCTCGAGCCCAACTTCTACCAGGGCGACGCGCTGGTGATGATCCTCGAAGGCACCGGCGCCGGCCAGGAGCGGCTGGTGAGCTCGCACACTGCGGACGTCTTCACCGTGCCGGCATGGACCACCAACCCGGACGGGACGAGCAAAGCGCTGCTGACCGGCGCGGGGACGATCATCACCGGAGCCGCGCAGCCCTCGAGCGTCACGCTGAACAGCATCACCAAATCCGGCGCAGGCTGGACCGTCGACGCGTTCAAAGGCGAAGCGATCTCGTTTGTGGCCAACGACGGTGCAGGCCAGCGGCGCGAGATTGCCTCCAACACCAGCGACACAATTTTCTGGCGGCGGCCGCTCGACACCGCCATCACCACCAGCACCTGGTATATCGTGCACTACCGCACTTGCCCGCTGGATCGCGCCTCGTGCAACACGCGCGGGATGCTGCCGCGCTTCTCCGGGATCATCCACCTCACCACCGAGGTGACGCGTATCGGCACGCCGGTTTCACTGCCGCCGGGGATCGGCGGCGGTGGCCCGCGAGGAGACACGCGTGACGGCTTGGGGCCGCGCGACGTGCTGCTGATCTGAAACCATGCCAGTGATCGACCAATCCGCACGCATCGCGCTGGTGCAAGCCTTCCTCGGCTCGCCGGTGGCGCTGGCTTACGGCCGCGCGTGGGTGAGCGGCAACCGCGTGCTACAGGAAGAGGACGCGAACAAAAACCGCTACATCGCGCAGCTTCTGGGCGAAGGGCCGTGGAAGGGACCGAAGAAGCTGTGGGTGAACCGCAAAGTCTTCGACCACACCAACAGCGCGATCGCGCACTTCCATCCCGGGTACGACGGAGCGATCGGCGCGGCGATGACCCCGGCATCGAACGGCGGCGATCAGCTTGTCGACAACTTCTTCTCGTCGCTCAGTGGGCTTTCGACGGTCACCTGGTCGCGCAACGCCTACCAGTTCCTGAAGGTGGCGCCGGACCCGGGCGCGCCGAGCGCCGACGTGGAGTTCATCGGCGACTACGAGACGATGATCGTGCGGCAGTACGATTCCGCCGGCGCGCTCGTGACTTACGATTACAGCGAGAACCCCGTCTGGTGGACCCACGACCTGGTGCTGCGCAAGTGGTTCCTGCGCGGAGAGCGCATCAACCGGCCACTGAACGCGGCGGAGCGCGCGCGCTTCGCGTGGTCGTCGTGGGCCGAGTCGGCGGCGTGGGCCGACGAAGTGCTCGGCGGCGGGCAGAAGCGCTGGTCGCAAGGCGGGATGGCGTGGGCCGACGACCGCTCGCTCCAGCAGGCGCTCGATCAACTCCTCACGCGCTGCCTGTGCTCGCTGCGCGAGGATGGCGGGCAGATCATCCTCGACCCCACCGGGAAGCGCCGCGCGTGGAGCTTCACGTTCAACGCGGGGAACGCGCGCGGCTTCCGGCTGAACAAAGACAACCTGCGCACCGCGAAGAACCGCTACACCGTGGGGCTGCTCAACCTCGACGTGGCGTCGGGCGACTCGGGGCAGGGTGAGACGCGCTTCGCTTCCGATCCGGTCACCGTGGAGCATCGCGCACACCAGCGCGCCATCGGCACGCGCGGCCCAGGGCTCGCGCGGCAGTCGCAGGTGGAGCCGGTGGATCTCGATATCGGCGTCGCGTCGAAGGAACTGGGGCATCGAATCGCGCGCAGCTACCAGCTCGCGGAGCTCGGCGCGGACACCGAGGACCAGCGCGATTATCTGGCGCCGTTCGAGGCGACGTGGGAGTCGAACGACGCGGCGCTGCGTGTCACGCCCGGCGACGTGGTTCGCGTGGACCGCTCGCTGTGGATGGACACGCGCAACCGCGGCAACCGCCGGTATCTCAACACTGCCACGCGCATCCAAACCAGCGGCGGTGCGAGCACCACGAAGTACTTCCTCTCTCTCGTCGCGCCATCGGTCAGCGGCACGATCTACGAGCTGCGCATTTGCGTGTCGAACGTCGGCACGAAAGACGTGCTGGTGACTGGGAACTTTGGCGCGGCGCAGATTGTGCGGCCAGGCGAAACGCGATTCCTCGAGTGGTCGCTGATCGGCAATGGAGCGAGCAACTTGGAGCTGGTCTTCGGCGGCAATCTTGCCGTTGACGACCTGGACTTCGTTGCGTACTTACCCTCGGCACGCAGGATGGACACCGGTGCGGAGCTGGTGGCCGTGGGCGCCGTGGACTTCGAAGGCAACGGATGGACGGCGTTCAGCGGCGCCACGGTGACGATCACGCATGGTGAGAATCTTCTGGAGTGGCCGTTACTGGTGGAAGTGTTGGACTCGAGCGCCAGCGCTGGCGATGAGGGTGGCGGCGACGTGTTCCAGTTCGGCGGCCGCGAGTCCAACCCCTTCGCTCTCGAGGACGCTGCGCCTTCGCAGCAGCAGGCCGAAGCGCCCAACGTCGGCAC